GCGTAGGTTGCCGCAAGACGCGACGATTCAGTGCCCAAAGCCGAGTCGCCGGACGCCGGGGTCGCCGTGCCCGTGCCGAGCGCGATGTAGCCCATGCAGGACGGTCGGCTCGAAGCATTGCCGATCGCGTCGCAGATGAAGTCGAAGCCGTTCTGGACAATGATATTGTCCTTGTGCATAACTTCGTGCGAGCCGTCTTCGCGCTGGAGGATCAGGGTAAGCGCACCGTGAACCTTCGCCTTGTCTTTTGCTTCCATTGCAGAAATACTCCTTTGAGGATTGCCGTATTATCTGTCAGCGATGACTGACAGTCAACTAGTAAAGAGCCACCGTGGAGAACGTGCCCTGTGCGCCGTAGCTCTCGGTCTGCGACTCGATTGTGGTTCCGTCCATCGAAGCGACGAACAGGCTGCGATCGGTGTTGTTCTGGTTGATCGCGACCAGGTATTGAGACCCGATCGTCAACGAGAACGGCACGTAGATGCGCTGCGCCATCGCGTCTTCGAGGTAGAACGCACTCTTTTGCGCCGAGTAGCCGACTCGCAGCAGTGACGAGCTGCCCGTCATAGTCAGGAAAATGCAGTCGATGATTTCCTGCGGGGCGACCCAGAACGACTGCGAGAACACGGCTGGAACCGACACGCTCCACGTCACGAACGTGGTGTCGCTCACCGCCAAGCCCTGCCCGAACCGCCCCTGCGCGTAGCTGCCGCCGAGCGACTGCGCCGGGGTGTCGCCTTGCAGCCCTTCCAGCGTTCCATTCAGACTGAACCCATCTACATCGTCAGACTGAACTCCCTGGAACGTGGCGATCTGCGTGGATGCGGACATGTTCGTCAGCGAGCCGGACGGGAGCCAGCTCTGCGCGGCTTGCGTCGAACCCCACGTAAAGTCTGCGGCATCCCATGTCAGGCCCGTTTCCAGCGCGGCGTCGAGACTCAACGAGAGCGAGTTGTTCGCTGTGAAGCTGTCACCCAGATCCACCGCCATCGTGTATTCCGCCTGGGTCACGCCGTCCTGCATCACCAGTTCGCCAGTCTCGTTCGTGAATCCCCAGAGGGTGTCCGGGAAGTCGCTCGTAGCCGCATCGTTGGTGTAGACCACGTTGGTGTTCGACGGAACGGCAACGGTTGCCGTCGAGAAGACGGGCGTCGCCCCATAGATGCCGGGAGATGCTACCGCGACAATCCAGAACGTCGCATTGCCCGAGTAGCCAGCAGGCATCGTGTAGGTGGTCGCCTTGATCTGGGTTACCAGCGTGCCGGTGTTCCATGTCGCGCCCTGGCGAATCTCGTAGAACTCGATGTTCGATTCCGGGTTCTGGTCCCACACGAACACGAGCGACGTGTTCGACTGATTCACGTCGAAGCCGGTCACCGCCACGGGCGCGGCCAGCGTCACGGCCACTTCGGTTGCGGTGGACGAGTAGATGCTGGCCGTATTGATCGCCTTGATCCAATACTGCTTCTGCCCCGCTGTCGACTCGTAGGTTGCGTAGGTCGTGCCCTGGTAGCTCTTCACGAGAACCGTGCCGTCATCCCAATTGGCGCCTTCACGAATCTCGTAACCCTTCAGGTCGACTTCCGTATTGGCATCCCAGGAAAGCAGCACCTCAGACGTGCGAACCGTCAGCGCGAAGTCGCTCACTGCGGCGGGTGGCGCCAATTGGCCCAGAACCGTGTAGCTGATCTGCGGCGACGTTGCCTGTGTCGCCTTCGCGCCGACCGTGTTGACCGACTGCACAAGGAACGTGACCGTTTCGCCCTGGTTCAGGTCGATGGTGGCGCTGTCATAGGCGTTGTTCGTCAGCAGCGTCCACGCCCCGCCATTGACCTTCGTGTAGACAAGGGAGTTCGCGTAGGCGCTGTCCTTGCAGTAGAACCCCACCGTCACATGGCTCATGTAGCCCGTGCCGGTGCGATACAGCGTTTCAGTGACGCCCGTGATCACCGCCGCAGTGACGGTCGCCGTCAGTGCCGAATAGTCTGGGGTCGGCGCCGCGCTCGCGCCCGACAGGTCATAGATCGACGCGTTGTATTCGAGCGCGTAGATGTCGCGACGATACTCCGACGAGCCATCGATACGCGTCACCCGGAACGGCTTCTGATACTTGCCGACCGAGCCAAACATCCAGTTCTGGAACTGGACAGGTGCGGCCGGAAGCGGCGACTGAAGCGTCAGCGCAGTGTTGCCGGTTACCCCGGTGTTGACCACGCCAACTTCGACCATCGCGTCCGTGTCGAAGAGCGTATACGTGTAGCCCGTCGCGAACGCTCCCGGCGTATCGACGAACACACCGTGCAAGCCATTGCTGCTCGCGGTATCCGTGACCTCATAGTCGCCAAGTAGCGTGCCATTTTGGTAAGACCAAATGCGGCGAACGCGGTTTGCACCGTCGAAGTTCGAGAGCCAGAGAATGCTCCCCGAGATACCGACGATCGTGCCCGTGTAGCGCTGAATGCTGTCGTAGATGACGAGGATGCTGTATTCCAGCCCCGCCGTCATGTCGACCGGACGATCCAGTTGAACAATGCTCGTCGTCGAACCCGGATCGAAGCGCCCGCCCGAACCCCAATCCGGCATGTCGTGCTGAACCAGGATCACGTCGCCCACCGAGCACGCAACCGCTTCGAGCGGCGCCCCGAACTGGATCGTCGCCGTGACGTAGCGGTTCAGGTTGAGCTGGAACAGCGCTTCGTCATAGGCGCGCGTGTAGTCGACGATCCCCACCATCGTCAGTGAGGAAGTCTTCGTCGGACGCCCCGCAGCGAGCGCGACCGTATCGTAGACGCGAACCCGGTGCTCTTTGTAGTAGTCGTTCTGGTCGTAATAGACGACTTCGATCTCGTTCGCCCGGTCGCTCAGCGTGCTCCACGTTTCCGTGAAGGTGCCCGAGATCATGTTCGCGACGGAGAACATCATCACCGGATCGGCTGGACCTTCGATCGCGATGGCGTAACGCGTGCCCGAATTCACGATCTGCGCGTGCCCGACACGAAGCACAATCTGCGTCGCATCCCAAAGCGTGCCCTGCTGGTCGATCACGCCGTTGAACGTCAGCCCTTCGGTGTCGCAAAAGTCAGCCCACTGCTTGAAGCTGTCGAGGTCGAGCCGCGACGAACTCATGCTCCCGCCGTAGCGGGTGTTCGTCAGCATGTCCCAGACGATCCATGCCGGGTTGTTCCAGTTGCTGTAGACCCACTGCGGCTCGTCAGACCACGACACGTCCACGTAGCCCCAGATGAGCTTACCCTGGTTGATATACGTTACGTTCGGAATGGAGCTGAGCTGATACGTCAGTTCAACCTGAACCGCAACCAGGGCCGTGTTGTTGTAGGCAACCTCGCCATACGTGATCTCGTTGATGTCCGAGCACTCAACGATGTCCATCGTGTATTCGTCGCTCAGCGACTTGATCACGCTCGTGCGACGCATACGGATCTGGTAGTAGGCGTTCGTTACCTGCTGCGACGAGATCGAAAGGCGATACGCAGAACGCGTGTTGCCCGAGATTTGCGTCTCGGCCACGTTGAGCGGAATCTGCATGTATGCGCGAGTGCCATCGTTCGTAATATAGGGCGTGCGCAGCGCGACCTGTGCAAGGTCACTGGCGCTCAGTGCGCCATTGTTTACTGTTCCGTATTCGTTGCTGTAATACCAGGAGTAAGTCCCATACACTTCCTCATAGCGACCGTCCACATCCTCCACATACATGCCGGTGTCTTCGTCGTAATACGAATAGCTCGACGGCACGCTGATGGTCGCCCATACCCACTGCGTTTCCGAAATGGTGGTGTTCGGCGTGATGTCCGTCCACGAATCCGACCCGAGAGTCGCGAACTGAATGTCGAGGCCGACCGTGACCGAGCTTGAGTTGCCGTTGCTCGAATCGACGTGGTAAAGGCCGCTCGGCGCCACGAGGTCGACACGGAACGCGTCGATCGGCCCGGACGTGGTGTAGTAGACCCATTCCTCGCTCAGCTCTTCATCGAAGCTGTGCGGCGAGATCGTCGACGAAAAGCCGGACATCACCGACTGGCTCGCCTGACCGGTCGTCGTGGTGACGGAGACGTTGTTGTAAAGCGTGTAGTCGTTGTAGTCGAACTGGACATCCGCGATGCCCGCAATCGGCCCTTCCCCTGCCGCGATCAGCATGTAGAGAATCTGGGTCGAGTCGCCGTTCGAGTCGGTCACGCCGTTGTTGACATACATGTCGACGACGTTACCCGCCATGCGGAACGTGCCGTAGCAGATCGGAACCGGCGCACCTTCCTGCGCAGTGTTCTTCGCGCCGTCGATGCCGTAGCTCGGCGACGTGCTTGCGTTCGTCGTCTTGGCCGCAGGCAGCAGCGCGTTGATCAGCAGCGAACCCGCGATCGACACCGCCATACTCGCGACAGTGCCTGCGACGGCGCCCGCAACCGTGCCGAAACCGCCGTATGCCGCAGCAGCCGCGCCGCCCGTATATGCAGCCGCGACCGCGACCGCGATCATGCCGACGATGCGCAGGATGCCCTTGGCGCCGCTGCCACCTTCGGGCACGGGACAAAGCACCAGATTGTCAGTCGGCGCGAGGTAAGTCACCGGCCAGTCACGCGGTTCGATCGTCCTGCCGTTGATCGAGACGATATGCTC